GTATTGATGAAATGGACAAAGAGGCTGTTAAACGCGCCCCTGGGCGTCCTGCAAAGGCTGATTAATGTCATTATTAACTATTTGCCAGAACGCGGCAATACGCATTAATTTTGGGGGTGTCCCAAATAGCGCGTATTCATCTACCGATACAAGCGTCTTGCAATTAGTTGCGTTTTCTCAAGATACAGGTCGAGAATTATTAGAGCGGTATGATTGGAACAATCTTAAAAACCAAGCTCTAATAACCGGCGATGGCGCGACGACGCTATTTAATTTGCCTTCAGATTGGATGCGTCTTTGTCCATCAGATAAGTCACCAATGGGCGCGTTGATTAGTTTGGCGCGTCCGACTATTCCATTGATTGGCCCCGTCAATGACGAATGGCTTAATCAAATGAAGGCGCTTCCAGCCTATCCAGCCTATCCAGTTTGGCGCATCGTCAATAATGAAATGGAAATATGGCCTGCTCTGGCAAGCGGTGAGGTTGTCCAATTCTGGTATTTTACTAAAAACTGGATACAATCTGGCTCAACCAGCGCTTATATTCAATCTTGGTCAGGCGATAGCGATACGTCGCTCATTGACGAAGATATTATAATGAAAGGCACCATATGGCGCTGGAAACGCGCTAAGGGCTTGGATTACGCCGAAGAATTTCGCGCTTATGAATTGTCTGTTGATCGTAACGCCGGTCAGCAAAATAACGAGCGTGTTGTTTCGACCAGCGATTATACTGTCAACTCAGATAATTTCTGGCCTGGTCAGATAAGCTATACGCCGCCATGAGATTAGCGCCTTTACGAGATAAAGGGCCATCCAAATCTCGCATATCACAACCGGCGCAAATACCGGCTCCGACTAAGGGCTGGTATGTTGGCTATAACATGGCTGAAGCGCCGCCAGGAACGGCGTATTTATTACAAAATGCTTTTCCTCAATTAGACTATGTCCGTATTCGCCGTGGCTCACAGGCTTATGCGACGGGTATGCCGTCAGCCACAGTAACCACGTTAATGCCGTGGCAAAACGCGACTAATTCTAAAATGTTTGCCGTATGCAATGGCAATATTTACGATGTCACCAATACGGGCGCAGTTGGCGCGGCAATGGTGACGGGGTTAAGCAATTCTGCTTATTTTAATTATGTGCAGTTTCAAGGATTATCAGCTAGCTATTTAGTAGCTGTTAATGGCATAAACCCTGTTTATCAATTTAACGGCACAAGCTGGTCTACGCCAACAATTACCGCTGCTTCTGGTTCTTTTTCGTCTTTTTCTAATGTTAATATATTTAAAAATCGCCTTTATTTTGTAGAAACAAACACATTAAACATATGGTATTTGCCAGTTAATTCTATTGCCGGTGCTGCGACAGTATTCCCGATGCAGGGCATATTTCGCAATGGTGGTTATATTGTAGCTACATCGTCTTGGGCGATTGATAGCACAAGCGGTATTTATGAGAGTTTTGTCGCAATTTCGTCTGAGGGCGAAGTTGTTATGTATGACGGTGCCGATCCAAGCGTTTGGACATTAAAAGGCACTTATAAGATTTCAAAGCCTCTTGGCCCTAGATGTTTTTCTAAGGCTGGCGGCGATTTATTGATTATGACTGAAGACGGCATTGTTCCCATGTCTAAGGTGCAGACATTGGATCAAATATCGCTGCAAAACGAGGCGATAACACAGCCTATAATGCCGGCCTGGAGGTCTGCCGTTATCGCAAGAACCGGCTTGGTTGGATGGCAAATCCAGCTATGGCCGCTGGAAAGCATGGGTATTATTAATTTACCTAAACTTTCTGCCGGCGATAAAACGCAATTTATTGTGAACGCTCGAACTGGCGCATGGGCGCAATATGTCGGGTGGGATGCAAATTGTTTTGCTGTGTATCAAAATGGTTTGTATTATGGCACATCTGATGGCCGTGTCATGCAGGGTGAAGTTGGTGCTGCCGATGATGGTGCTAACTATACAGCAACAATATTCCCGTCATTTACCGGATTTAACGACACGGTAACGCATAAACAAGTTAGAATGGTGCATCCTTATGTATCGTCTAATTTTGGTCAGCAATTGCAAGTAACTGTAAATGTTGATTATGATATTACAATTCCTCAAGCTCCAACTTCTATTATTCAAGGTAATTTTGGCGCGACTTGGGATAGTTCTGTTTGGGGCACAGCTATTTGGCCTAATAGTCTTGTGACGCAAAATTATTGGCAAACGGCAACTGGCTTTGGAAGCGTATTTAGCCCAGTTATCCAAGTCACATTATCATCTACTAACGTCACGCCAGATATACGGCTTATGAGAACGGATATATTATTTGAAGAAGGCGAGATAATTGCTTAATGCCTATCGCTCGGATGCGAAGTCGAAGGCTTACTTAGATAAAGCGCTAAATATAAATTTATCTCTGCCTTTTTGTGGTTACGTTATAGCAAACAAGCAAAATGATACAGTTGGTGCTTTTGTCTATAACGGGTTTACCGGCGATAATGTCGAGCTAACGATTGCCTGTGAAGAACGGGTAACAATTTCTATCGCTCGATTTATAGCATTAATCGCTTTTTTTGATCTCGGCTGCAACCGAATGTCGGCTCGGACAAGGGTATCAAATCAGCGCGCTATAAAAGCGATGCTTAATGTTGGTTTTAAGTTTGAAGGCGTTGCCAAAGAATATTTTGGCGGCGAGGATGCAATTTTGTTTGGCATGTTAGCCAAAGAGCAAAAACTGGTGAAACGGAAATGAATAGCCCGCAAGCTCCAAATCCTATGACTGCGATGTTGATGGCGAACGCCATGTCAAATCAACAAGCGCAGGCTAACCAGCAAGCAGCAGACGCCACGCGTAAGGGAAATATGATTGATCAGTCAACCCCTTACGGGTCGTTGACTTATACGGCTGATCCTAATGCACCTGGCGGGTATTCTGCAAATCAATCATTATCAGCACCATTACAAAATATTCTTAATTCCAATGAAAATTTAGCTCAAGGCGCAAGTAACGCAGCTAATTCATTTCTAAATAATAACGCCGCTAACATGACGGCGCAATCGCCGCAATATCATGCTCAAGATTTGAACCTTCAAAATGTTAATCCTAATTTACAATTAAACAATGTAAGCGGTGATTTAAGCCTACAAAATCTAAACCCTAATTTGCAGCTTCAAAACAATAACAGCCAGCTTGATCTAAGCTATAATGCAAATGCTCAAAGGCTGGCAGATTTAAACAAATCCACACTTGATCCCTATTGGAACCAGCAACAAAACAATTTCGACCAGGAAATGGCAAATAGGGGCGTTGTTCCTGGTTCTGTTCAATATGACAATGCTTATCGCGATTTTAATACCGCTAAGAGCAATGCTTATAATCAAGCTGATTTAAACGCTTATAATACGGTAGCAGGAAACGCCGCCACACAATTTAATGCCAATAACAATGTATTGAACCAGAATAATCAAAATGCACTAAGCCAATTTGGCGCAAATAACTCTGCAATTGCGCAAAACAACCAAAACGCACAAAATATTTATGGTGCGCAATATAATGCTGCTAATCAAAATAATGCCAATGCACTTAATCAATTTAACGCTAATAATTCGGCTGTAAACCAAAACAATACAAATGCCCTTAATAGTCAAAACGCCAATATTCAGAATTTTGGCGCTAGCTTACAGGCTTATAATAACCCATTTAATAACTTAGCGTCATTAAATGGTCAGACCTCAGTAAATGCGCCTATTCAATCTATTGGCTTATCGCAAACGCCTACGGCTAGCGTTCAATCGCCTGACGTTATGGGTGCCTATCAATCTGCATATGGCAATCAGCAAAACGCTTACAACAATCAGATAGCCAATAATAGCGCAATGATGGGTGGATTATTTGGTCTTGGTGGAGCGGTGGCTGGCGGTCTAGCTGGCGGGCCTATGGGTGCTGCAATGGGTTCTGGCCTTGCCAATGCTGGATGGGGGCTTGCTAATTCTAACGGTTATGCAGGGCCATTTTCTTCCTCATATTCTAATCCAAGGGCATACTAAATGGCTCTTACGCAAACGCTTCAAGACGACCCGTCAGCCGAAAACTATCTTTCCGAAGAAGGCATTAAGCGCAAACGCGCATTGGCTGAAAGCCTAATGCAGCAAGCGTCAGATACGTCGCCTATTCGCTCCCCTTGGCAGGGTGTTGCTCGATTAGCGCAAGGACTGATGGGCGGTTTCCATGAAGGCATGGCTAATGCCGCTGAGAAAGAAAATAACGATTATAATTCCACATTGATGAACAAGGTATTTGGAATGCCTCGCCTAGCGCCGGAAACCGGCAGCGGGCCTTCTGGCGATGTTTCATCTGGCACAGCAAGCAATTCTGACGTTTCGCCTAATATACAATCTGCTATTTTTACTGCGGCAGATAAATACGGTGTCCCGCGTCAAATTGCGCTTGCAATGGCAAAGCAAGAAAGCTCAAACAATCCCAATGCGCCACACGGTGGTTTGTTTCAAATAACAAAAGGAACTGCCTCACAGCCTGGTTATGGCGTCCAGCCAGTAGATTATAATTCTTTAAGCGACCCGTCAGTTAATTCTGATTTCGCTATGCGGTATCTGACAGCTAGAAATAAAGGGATTAATTGGAATGACCCTAATTCTGTCGATAAAGCTCTTGCTTCTTATAATGGCGGCGGCGATCCTAATTACGTTCAACATGTCCGTAGACACATACCTCAAGAAAACGCCGCGCCTGTCCAAGTCGCCAGCAATAGCCCGTCGCAAGCATTTTTATTAAGTCGTGAGGCGCGTAAGCAGGACGCACAAACAAAAGAACCTCAACCACAAATGGCGCAAGCGCAACCTAGTCGCGCGCAGCAAATCCTCGCCGCAATGTCTGATCCGCGTATTACGCCTCAAAATAGGCAGATATTGACGCAGCTATATACTGACGCGGTTAAGAATGAAGAACGCTATGCCGCGCCTTACATGGACGATTACGGCAATCTGATTCAAAAAGACCCTAGCGGTAAAGTTAATGTCCTTCACGCTTCGCCGGCAGAACGCGATAGCAGAACAAACGAACAAAAGAATTATGAATATTTAAATGCTCATCCAGAAGCTAAAGAATATTTTGAGCAAACCAAACAATTTAAGCCAGGGCGCCATGTCGTCGGCGGTGCGTTAATAGACGATAACGGCAATGAAATTTATAAGGCCAAGGGTGTAGGGCCTATCCTTACGCCGGACGCTATTAAATTTGGTGGCGAGCAATTAGCAAGAGGCGATAAGTCTGTTTTAGCTAATTTAGGCCGTGGCGCACAAGGCGCTGAAAACGTAACGGCATTACGAAACGAAGCTGT